TGTGGTATCCCAGTTGTCTGCCACACCTTCCCAGTAATCACCGGGTTCGTCTACATTGAGTGGACCGTAGTTGAACTTGTCTTGTACATAGTCTCGATTTTCAATATTGAATTCGAGATCTTGTGTGGCTCTAGGACAGGTTTTACCTGCTTTGTCCTCTTGAAAGATTTCAATAAGTCTCATCTTACCACCACTTGCCGCCTTTAACTAAGCCGTAGCGCGGCAAACGACAAGCCCAATAGCCTGCTTTGGTCTTATCATTTTTCTTTTCACAGTTGTGACGAGCAGCAAAACTTCTTGCACGATCCGGATTATTTGATTTTGTTCTTAGGCCTGTTACATCACCAAATTCGATCTTCTTAACGCGATCTGTTTGTGGATTCTTAACATACACATAATATTTCTTAGATCCACCACGCTTTGGCTTATTTAGATCTACATCTTTGCCTGCATATTCAGCTTCACTGATACTTTCCTCTGCGCGGTCTCTGGTAATCTCGTTTGCAATTTCTTCAGCTGCATCGCGATCTGCTTTTACCTTTGCTACACTAACACCGATGTAATCTGCTAAATCTTCATCGGACATTTGTGCGATTGTGCCCTCGTCAGCTGATTCTCCCATATAAGGAACATCTAGATATACTTCACCTAGACCTTTTAGCTTTACTTTTTGGCCAATATTGCTGGCTAGCATTTCTTCACTTTCCCAGTCTAGCTGTGGTAGGGCACCTGCTTCACGCAATTTACGAGCTTTAACAAATACATCAAAATATCCTTCGCTCATGTAGCGGAATAAACTATCACATAGCGGTACGCCTTCTTTAACATGACGTGCTAGAGCTTCTAATGCTTCATCAACCTGCTCGACTTCTTTATTCATTTTATCACGCTGTCTCTTTAGCTGTGCAATCTGAGCATCAATATTTTTGCGAGCAATTGGGCTTGAAGCTGAACTCTTTTGACGAATTAAATTAGCAATCTGTGCGCCAACATCTTCGTTGTCATCCTCATTCATTGCACGATAATCGTCATAGTCAACATACATATCTGTGTCGCGATTATAATACTTTCCTTCTTTTGGATCGTAGTATAATACTTGACCATTCTTCATACGGAACGGACCTTCTAATCCTTCGTCCGATAAGTCTGTATACTTTTCTTTATCGATGTTAGGAACGACACCCTTAGACTTGATACGATCCCATAGATCGCGATTCTCTGATTTGCCTTCAGTGCTCATTGACTTATTTGTTTTGCTAAATGCAAAATCAGCTAATTTCATAAAGCCCAACTTTGTCGCCAACATACCGTCTATTTTTTGCTGAGTTTCGCTGCTAACCGCATCGTACACTTGTACAACAGCACTAGCACTATACATATCTACTCGCATAGTTCCGTCGCTAAATTTAACAGGGCCAGCTTGCCGCCCAGCTAAAATGTTGCGTAGCTGTTCAATCTGAGGTTTGGGGCCTTCTTCAATGGTTGAAAATACTTCGTTAAGTTGCATAGCAGCCTCTTTATAATAAGTTACTTTAGCTTATTTATCAAAGGAATGCTCTAAAATTGTCATGAATTCATTCAAGTATGTTTTATTACTTACATAGGTTTCATACACAGTCTGATTATGTTCTAAGGTAGGAAGCATTTCAGATAGCATATCATTTAACTCAGTTTTAGGCATAGCATTGATTTTTTTAAATAGATTAAATATTTTTTCGTAACGCTGATCTTTGTCTTGTATGTTATCGTAGCTTTCATCTAGCCATGAGCTAAATGTTTTATACCCCATTGATTTTAAAAACTCAAGCGTTCCTGCTTGCCCGTAAACAACAAAAGGCTGCATTCTTGATATAGGCTTAAATATCTTTTCGGATATATCCATCTCATATTGTTGATTGGTTGCTGAGGACGGTACTATAAATGTTTCTATTACAAAATTAAAGTATGAATCTAGATATAGATTTTCTTCTTTTTTGGTATTTAAAAGAGCAACAAAACTACTTGTAGGGTCATCAAAAGTCCAAGGTAATGTATTAAAGAAATTTTTATCCTGTAGTTCCTGTATAAAATTCATTCGACCAATAAAGTTTACTTTGTCGGCGGGCAAATGACAAGTTATTAAATTACCGTCTCTGAGTCCATTATAAAAGATATCATAGGCAAATTTTATCCTATGCGGGCGTGTGGATCTCATCAGCGACATAACTTTATAAGTTCTTAGTTTTTTATTAAGAATATTATGTTTATGCTGTTGCGACAATTCTTTAGTAGCAGTTGGTATAAAAAATGCTGGCTTGAATACGGTACAAACCTGATAAGGTTTTTGTTTGTATGCTTTGTAATTTCCTGTTAATAGTATTACATGATTTTTTTCTAAGTTATATGCCTTCATGGTGTTTTTTACAAAGTGATCAGCAAGATCAAGTTTATTGCTATGTGTACAGTCGTAGGTTTCCCCGGAATAATCAAATACTATTTTACAAATATTTGATTTAACATCGGATAAAACACTATCAGGAATATAAAATACAAAGTCCTTGGGCAGCAGAGTACGACCCCTTTTTAGGGGTTCTCCTGTTAAGAGTATTGGAAAAACATACTTTTGATCACTAGAAGTTTTTCTAGGAAAATCAAAAAAATTCTTATGCCCAACTAGTCTATCTAGATCTCGGTTTTCTTGTTGTGATTGAAAACGTTCTAGATGCTCATTTGAATAACCGTTTATTTCGTTATCATTTAAATAAACATAAATCATTCAAATATTTATTAGCGGCCTTGACCCCTATATTTTTTAAATGAACGCTTCTTGCTTTTATTCATAGAAGCCATTTTTGGATTTCTAGAGTCTTGTGCGGTCTTCTTAAAGATCGGCACATGCTTATGTGTAGTCGTACCAGCTTTTTTAGCCATTGTGTCATCTCCCTTGATGCTGCTTATGGGCAGATGTACTATTTATTAAACAGACTAGTTATTAGTGAATTAGGTTGCTACGAATAAGCTGGTATGACCCTTAGACTTAGCCCACTTAACGGCAGCTTTCTTAGCATCACCGTAGGTCATTTGATGTAACTGAATATAATCTTCGCCTTCAACATCTTTACTAAAGTTAATGCCGCCGCGATGTGCAACAAAGAACCAGCTACCTTGACCGCCTGGCTTTTTACCATGTGTGAATTCGTAGTCTGTATTGCTTACTTCTGCTTCATCTAAACTGTTTAGCTTTTGGCTTATGGCCTGCATTAGGGGAGATAGTAGTTGCTTTACCTGTTGAGGATCCATAACATCTGTTAGTGGCCACTCTACTTCTCTTTCTAATTTTTGTAGCACTTGTCTTAGTATATCTTCAGGCTCGCCCCATTGGCTTTGTTCACCTACTAAACTACCTTGGTATGGATGTGGCTGTTCGCCTCCTCGGGATGGTTTAGTCTTTTTTGGTTTGTTAGATGCTGACACAACAGAAGCAGGACGCTTCTCTGTACCCCATCCAAAATCACTAACTTCTAATATTTTCATAAACAATCCTTATGGAGTTGTAAGCTCGCCAACATACCAAACGGTAACAATAGCACTTCCTGCTGAAGCACCACCTTGTGTGACATAAGCGGTTAACATTGTTACATTAGCATACTTATAGTCTGTTTCATCTATAGTTTGAGCATCAACATCAAATGTGCTGAATAATCTGCTTGGATTACCGCTGTCGCCTACTGTAATATTTGTATTTCCATCAGCACCGGTCCATACATTAGATGCTTCAACTACAACGCTGGTGATCCATGTATTTGGTTGTGCATTTGCTAGATTAACATTACCACCATTATAAGCAACTAAAAATTGATCATTTCGAAGTTTACTTTGAGATTGAGTTTTCAGTTGTTGCAGCGTAACAGCATGACTATCTATTGTAGCATTGCCAATTTTTGCTTCAGCTAAATTTCCTGTGTTATCTTCAAGTCTGATCTTTGAGGAATCTGAACCAATAAATGATGGGCCTTGAGAGCCAAATTGTACATTAGCTGCAACACCATCAATATTATAACTTTTAACTTTATCTACCATGAAAAAGTCCTATTATCCAATGTTACCTAGATCTTCAATGGTCTGCACAGGGCTCAAACTACCAGCATCCTGAAGCACAGCAGTATCGCCCGAAAGTACAACACTTACTACACCAGTACCTGAAGTTGCTGAACCTGGGTGTACAGTTAACCTAATTACACCGCCCGCAGTATACTCATATTGAAATTGGCTATGATATTGTGCTGCTTTTAGGACATCAACATCCTGAGCACGAATAAAGCGACTAGAGTTGTTAGTATCACCCACTTCAACAAAACTTGTGGTATTATCACCGGTGCCGCCCCATGCGCTTGGAATGTCTACAGTGACACTTATAACACGGGCACCTGGGCTAATATTTGCAATATTACTATTTGCGCTATTATAATTAAATGGCACACTAACATGCTGTACGAGATCTTGTGTTTCAGCTTCCAACTGCGCTTTAGTGACAGCATGAGTAGACAATGTAGCATTGGCTATTTCAATTTGCTGTAAGACATCGCTGGAAGTATAGAAACCAATAACATTAGCATTTGCTGCTATATACGAACCTTGTTTGCCTAGTTCAACATTAGCAGCTAAACCCGCTAAATTATATCTTTTTACCTTAGCCATGACGTTCCTCGTTTACAAACTTCATCAACAATATTTATCAAAAAACTCATTGACAGACATGGATTTTGCTGTTATACTTGTTTTATATAATATGTTAGGAATCATATGCGTACCGAATTTCGCTTAATCTTACACACATTACCCAGTGGTGAGGGGATATATCGTATTCATGAGCTAGCTCTAAACGAGAACAATGATATTGTTAAGATATCAGACGCAATTACCCCACAACATGAATCACCCGAAGTGCTTACTCATATTCTTATACACATGCTTGGTGCATTGACAAAGCCTGTAGTTGATGGTAAGTTGCTCTTTTCTAATAATATTAGCAGTTCAATTGATGAAGCATTTGAACTAATGAAGCCAACAAAAAATGTTTGATAATTCTACAAAAAGAATTGGATTTGCGTGTAAATATATGCACGACGATCAAACCCTATCTAAAAAAGTTTTAGAGGAATTACAGCGTCCCCTAAACACCAAATCAACCACAGTTGCTTGGCTTAATCGTCAGACCCGAGATGTAGCGGAACAGCGTCTATGGGATATTATGATACACAACACAGAATCCGCAAGGAGATTAGTTGAATATGTTGCATCGTTACCTAAGGATCGGCGCATGGTGCGTCTTGGCAGTGATATTCTTCCCGTTTATACTGAGCCTAGTTGGAGTTATTTTTGGCGTCGTAATGATATCGTTGACGTTTTGGTACATCGTTTTTCTACTATTGGCGACCTTGCTCGCAGAACCGGAGTCCGTCTTAGTTTCCACCCCGGACAATTTTGTGTACTTGCAAGCGATACACCAGGTATTGTTGAGCGTAGCATAGAGGAGTTCGAGTATCATGCAGATATGGCGAGATGGATGGGGTATGGTCGTTCGTTTCAGGACTTTAAGATCAACGTCCACATCGCGGGTCGCCAAGGCCCCGAAGGTATCAAGCGAGTTATCCCAAGACTCAGCACCGAAGCAAGAAACACCCTCACAATCGAAAACGACGAAATGTCCTGGGGTCTCAATTCGAGCCTAGAACTAGTAGACCACTGTGCGTTGGTGTTAGACATTCACCACCACTGGATTAGAAATGGAGAATACATTGAAGCTAATGACGACCGTATTAAAAGGGTTATTGATAGTTGGCGCGGCGTGCGTCCTGTTATTCATTACTCAGTTAGCAGGGAAGACCTGCTCGCAGACCACTGTAGGGACACTCGACCCGATCTTGACACATTGCTAGAACAAGGTTACAAGAAAGCAAAACTTCGCGCACACAGCGACTATTATTGGAATCGCGCAGTAAATGACTGGGCCCTTACATTCCGAGATCAGTTTGATATCATGTGCGAAAGCAAGGCCAAGAACCTTGCTAGCCATGCACTATATGAACATGAAAAACAAAAAGTCCAAAGTCACTGATAGAATGAGCGAAGTAAGATTAGGTGAAAAGTACGGAAAATTTCTTACTGGCTCTTTGAGTGATAATGACAATTACGCTATTATTACTGATGCCTTTTGGTGGATTAATAATGTAGAGAGCATAACTAACTGGCTCGAAGACTCAGGTATTGTTGCTCGTTACAAACACGAAGGAATGGTACTTACATTTGAGGACCGTGAGGACTTGGCGCTGTTCCTGTTGAGGTGGTCGTGAGAACGATTGTATGGCGAGAAATTAAACGCCTTACACTTCGTGCAGAAGAACATAACCCACCATGGGCTAATGCCGGTCTCAGCGACAGCGACATGTTTCCTGTTGCTGAATGGATTAAGGAAACAGGTTGTGGCCGTCGCACTAGTTTTGATACTGTGCGGTTTCGTAGCGAAACTGAAATGAGCATGTTTTTATTGAGATGGTCATGACATTAACTAAATTTAAACTCTCCGACACACAGTTTGCTAACTTTAAGCGTTGGTTGATGTGTCACTATAACTATAAGCAATGGGGCATAAGTCTGCACATAGTGGATCGCTTTCTAGGACATCACTACGGTGTGCGTATGCTTAGTTGGCCAGATCAAACCTTTGCTACAATGACGCCCGCTAATGCAGGGTTCTTCATACTAGCTATGTCAAAAAGCAAAGAGTAGAATAAAAACATCTGATAAATATTTAAACTTAAAAAACACATCACAGGAAAAACATGAAACAAGAAATCCTTGCACAAATTCGTACCTTTATTGAGCAGCGCAATGCTGATAAGACTTGGACCCCGGGTAAAGATTTTGTAAATTACGCAGGTCCATTTTTTGATGCAGAAGAAATAGTTGCTGCTGCTGAAACATTACTCGACGGTTGGTTGGTAATGGGTAATAAGAGTATCTTATTTGAAAGAAAGTTTCCAAAACAGTTTGGCAAAGAATTTGGTATTCTAACCAACAGCGGTAGTAGCAGCAACCTGCTAATGATGTCTTCGCTTACCAGTAAGCGAGGTTATAATTTCCCTAAAGGCACTAAAGTATTGATGCCTATTGCAGGTTTTCCAACCACACTCAATCCAACACTTCAAGTAGGCTTTACTCCTGTTTTTGTTGACATTGAGCTCGAGACTCTAAACATTGATTTGGACCATTGTGAGCGTGTTCTTGCAAATGATCCTGATATTAAGGTTATTACATTTGCCCATGTACTAGGTAACCCACCTAACATGGATCAGCTAATGGAATTAGTTAACAAGTATAATCTTGTATTACTAGAAGATTGTTGTGATGCACTAGGCAGTACATATAAGGATCGACCACTTGGTAGCTTTGGTGAAATGGCTAGCTGTAGTTTTTATCCAGCGCACCACATGACAATGGGCGAAGGCGGTTTCGTGGCTTCTAACACAAAAGAACAAGAAGTTATTCTACGGAGTTTCCGTGAATGGGGTCGCGGCTGTTATTGCGTTGGTCCTCATGCAAATAAACTAAAGAAGGGAACTTGTGGTAAGCGATTCAACAATTGGATTCCTACCATGCCCGATGAAATCTTTGACCACAAGTATGTGTATGATGAAATTGGTTACAATCTAAAGCCAATTGAAATGCAAAGTGCTATGGGATTGAAACAGCTAGAGAAGCTAGATGAGATTCATGCTAGACGCAGAGAAAATTATAATCTGTTGTTTAAGGTTTACGAAAAGTATGAAGAATTTTTCCATCTGCCACGAGCAAGAGAACACAGTAATCCAAGTTGGTTTGCCTTCCCGCTAACAATTAGAAAGTCTGCTCCTTTTAGCAGAACACAGTTAGTTGAACACTTAGAAGATAACTTGATTCAAACACGACCATATTTTGCAGGCAACATTATGTTACAACCTGCTTACAGTCACTTGA